AACTACAATTAGACGACCGGAGCGTAGGCCGTCCGTTTGAACAAGGGGTTGTGCTTCACCCATCCGAAGCGCGCAAACGTAGGAACGCCATGAGTGACCAAAACACGATACCGAGAGCGCAAGACCTTGCCTTTCACACGCGCTGCGCCTGCGATCAGTTGACGCGCTATGGCGGCGCCGTGTGGAGCGTCGAACTGCTCGACGTGCTTGAGAAGTTGACCGACCTGAATGACGAACTACAGCACGGTAGGGCGCAGGAACTGGTGCGCGCCAGGATCGCCGAGGCGAAGGCACTTCTTGACCGAGTGGCTTCGGTGGAGTGCCCGTGAAGCACAACGTTCGAGCTAACATGGAGCCCACACATGACCAAGCATTCAACGACTTCTGCCCGATAAAGGCGCTCAAGTGCCTGCAAGCGGCAATTGGTTACAACGACGGTTATGTTATTTACCTCGGCAAAAATCAAAATGCGTACCTCTACCGACTGCTGCGAGACACGATTGCATTTCACGACGCCGATGACTTGGAGATATGACAGTGAAACCATGCCCAGAATGTGGCTGCCCGGACGTTTCCATTGACAGCAACAGTGCAGCAGAAGCTAGCTGGATAGAATGCGACATGTGCGACTTCCGATTCCAGCGCAAGTGCGATGAAGAAACGCTTGTCGAGCGATGGGACAAGTTGAGCCGAAAGAAGATGCCAGCATACGTTGAGCCGGACTGACGCCTAACCCCAAGCTAACCGGCTTGTCCGGTTGAGCGAGTTGTTATACGGCTACTAACTACGGAGAAATAAAATGAGTTATGAAAGAGATCTGGCAATAGCAGAATATGAATACGCTAGAAACGTGGCTGTTGATGAATACTTTGAAGCAAGGCCACAAATTGAACGCACTATAGAGCGCGAACGATTGGTGGAAGCTGGATACCGCATGGCGTGGCGTTTTTTGAAAGGTGACGTATAACGCCTGAATTAACCGGCGGCGACGCCGTCCGCTTGAACGAATTGTTAGGCGCTAAACCAGATAAGGAGCAAAACATGGACGCGATCAGTTTCTTGCGCGACAAATGCAGATTTGGCTGCGGCGACCCGCATAGCGACATCAGCAAGGCGTGGCATGAGATTGAACGCTTGCGCAAGGACGCGGAACGGTATCGGTGGATGATCAACATGAGTAACCGAGACCACGCGGCACGTCTGCTGACTGACAAAATGAACGCGCAGGTCGCAATCGACGCCGCAATGCTTCTGACGCCTAACTACAATTAGACGACCGGAGCGTAGGCCGTCCGTTGAACCGCCAGTTCGGCTTCACTGGTGAACGAAGCCACAAAACTAGGAGAGTCACATGCAAGGAGCAAGAGATTTCGCAACGATGTTCAGCACCGGCCAGCACGGGCGCGCTGCCACGCAACTGACCCTTGGTGCGCTGATTGCGACGCTGGAGAAGATGCCTGCCGATGCCCAGGTGGCGAACTTGCGCGACGCCGACAGTTACCGTGGCTACTACTCGGACCTGTACTTTGAAAGCCACGACGGCACGCGCCCGGCCGCTGAACTGCTGGCCGAGTGCAAGGCCGCGATGGGGCAAGTGTTCACTGGCTACAAGGGCGGCGACTTTGTGATGGGCGCGCTGACGCCGCTGTGGGTGGCGAGCTACGGAAGCTGCGGCCAGAAACTGATGGCCGTGCATGCTGGCGGCGAAATGGAAACGGCCGAGGACGAGTGAAGCCGAACAAGACTTAGGCGACAATTTTTATCTGCGGATGTGGAACGTTAGCAAATACACATAAACGTGAATTAGGAATGAACATGGGAAACGAAAACACAATAAGCGCAACAGCATTCCCGAAACAAGGGATGTATTTGGGGAAGCAAGTTCGCGTTTGCTTCGAATTCGACACCATCGGCGCTATGTACGGGTTTGTTGTTCGCGATGACGCGGAGCATCCGTTGAGAATGATTATCAGACTAAACGATGGCCGATTCGTACTTTCAACCGAATGCCAGTGGCAACCGATGTGAACAGGAGCTTTTCATGAACGATAACACCCCACCGACGATCTATGAACCCTCACGCGCGATCATCAAAGCCGCAATCGAATCGGTCGATTTAGTCGGGCGTAGGTTCAGCGGCGACGGCGCATCGTCGCAATCACTCGACACGTAACGCAACCAGCAAATGCTGCACGTTTGAAACGGTCGAGCACGGCCTTTGCGCGCGTGCTCATGGGTGGTTTTTTTGGTTGGGTGGTTGTCATTGAATCAGCAACTGGATAGTCGTCACAGTGCCGTTTGAGTTCGTGATTGCGAGCGTGTGAATGCCCGGCGGTGTTGCGTGTACTGGGAATTCTACGAAACCGCCAGCATCTGATTTTCGCGTGATGGTGCCGTCGAGCAATACGTTTACATTTGCAAGCGGTTTACCGTCATCGCCTGGCAATTTGATGCGCCTGTTGTCGCCAACGGTTTGCACCGTTGCCCGCGTCAGTTGACGGTCTTCGATGGCACTGGATTGCTGCACGATACGGATTGCTGATGATGTGGCAGTCAGTCTCTCGAACGTGATTTCTGACTCGTCATCCATGGGATCAAAATTGCTGGCCAACACAACGGCGCTGGTCGGTGTTGGCAGTTTTGTGGATCCAGAAAAATGCACGACTTGCAGCGGGCTGATGTCGTTCGGAACGTCTGTTGCGTTGTACACCCAAGCTGGTTCTGATCGCCACGTCAGCAAGCGGTTTGCAATGGTGTTGGCGACTCGGGCATCGGCAATCCATCGTGCGTCAATCGTCTGCTCGCGCCGACCGAACCGCTGAATCGAATCCGGGCAATCGATTTCGATGGTCTGACCGGGCTTGTCGTCGCGAAAATCGAACTGCATGATGATCGCGTTGACGACCTCATCGATGCGCGATTCCGATGATTCGATCCGATCAAGATCGACGGTTACCCCAGACTCGTTTGACGCCGATCCGCCGTCGAAAACGCCACCAGGATACATTCGTGCAAACGGTTTTGCACGTGGCGAATACAACGCGCCGATTGAGTCGCAGACACTGCCAATTGCAGACTGCAATGTGATCACGTCGTCAATTTGCCCGGCGCAAACAATGCCGAGTTTGGAGGCCTCGAACGTCAGCCACGTCGTGTCCGGCGCTGGCCTGCCAGCGATGTTGTGCATGATGTCGGCGATGATCAGTCCGGGGTTCGTCAGCAACACACCAGTGACCGCATCTGTTTTCCCGAACCCTGCGGCCTCGACTGTTTCCGTTGTCGCTTCCGTGAGTTCGATCAACGTGATCGCGTGACCGGTTGTGTCCGTCGTGTTTTTCCACGACCACGCCGACGTTTTTTGACCGCCGACGTAGACCTCGGTGATTCGTTGGCTGGCGTGGTCTGCCCAAACATATCGTCGCCCCGTGTTGTCGTATCGCAATGCCGATCCGCGAATGCGTCCGTAACGATGTGGGATGATCGCAACTTCACCGAACGCGCCCCATGCGGAAGATGATCGCAGTGGCAAATCGGACTGCATTGCGACGGTCATAGATCAACTCTCATGCGTACGCCGTCAGTGTTGATGTAGACCTCGGTGATGACACCAGATGCCAACGTCGCGGCGTTGTAAATCACGTCGCATGATCGGCCGATTGGTGGCGCGTGGAAATGCGATGTGACGCTATCTGGGAGTTGTATCGAAATGCTGTCCGCCTCACTACCTGTTCGCGCGTCTGCACGCAATGATTCGGCGGTGATGGCCGCAGTGATCGTGGCGCCAACTTCGCCTACCGACCACGTCGAATCACCGTAAATCACGACGCGATCAATCACTGCACGGGCTCCATCGGGATCGTGAATTTCAGAAGACGTTTGGAACTGTTCGTGGGCTGATAATCCAGTTCGTCTTCAACATCCAAATCATCGTCAACGAGCCTGACAATGCCGGATTCTGTTCTGATTCCAGCGGGCCAAGCGAGTGCAAAACGACCTTCGTGATTGACTTTTGCATCGTTCAATTTCTCGATGAACTCGTCGAAACTTTGTTCTGTCACTGCACTGTGTTGAATGCTAGCGCCGAGTCTCGCAGTGTTCTGATTGCGTGTCCCGAAGCGAACTTTCTTTCGCGTTATGCCAGCATCCGGAAGGCCATTTGGAATGTCCAGTTCCATGGGATGTCCAAGCCACAACATCGTTACCGGCGTGTAGTCACCACCATCGTTCGCAACTTCAATCAACAACGTCAAAAAATCCAGCGGACGCAAATCTGCGGTGATGTCGATGTAGTTGTCACCGGCAACGCAGTCGTACGAAACCGCTGCACCGTCGGGAACTCCGAGTGCGTCAGCAGGTGTGAAAATAACTTGGCAATTGCCCGTCGTGCGAACGAAAATTGCGGTAGGCAACACGTCATCTGATGTCGGATCGGCCATGTGCAGGTCGTTGGCAATCCGCATGCTCGGGTCACTGATTCCGTTGAAAATACCGCCGTGCACCGGGCTACAAATTCGTGACTGCGTTGACAGTGCAACGACGTTGAACGCATACCGATCACCGACCACGAATGATGGTGCCGCACCGGTTAAAAATGTTGCTGCGATGTTTGCATCGCTCGCCGTGTCAATCGAAACAGACGGTGCAATCTGGATGTTGCTTGACCATGAACCGCCGTTTTTCCGATGCCTGAACTGACCACCTTCAATGTACCAGCCGAATTCATCCCCGAGTGCTGACGCAATGCCTCCGGGAGTGATTTTGAATGTGAGTCCACCACCGGAATACGTTGAAGGACTTGGCTTGTATACGGAGTAGTTTGTGAGCGCGCCAGCAACAGAACCTTTGACCCGCCATGTTTGCGTGTCGGTCCCGGTTTGCCCACCACCAAGGTTTGCAGGTGCGCCTTTGATGATGGCCACTTTGAACTGATCGCCGACTTGATATGTCACCCGAACATTTGAAACCGGGTTGATCGTGATCCGCAGAACGTCGCCGTTTTTTAGGCTATCCCCACACCCAAAACCAACACCGATGCCGAACTCTCGGGTGGCTACTGGAAGGCCATCGGCGCCAACTCGCGCCGGGTAAAAATAATGCCCAGGTTGCAGTGGCAGGAGTCCGTCCATCGACTCAAACCACGCCGTCAAATTGTGATCGCGCCACACGTCGTTCCCTCGCCGTGTGGCTTGGTTAAAATCCGGCTGTACGTTCCCCAAAGTTTTCACTTTGTCCATGCGCGCGCGGTACCGTTCTAAATACGCATCGAACTCATCGCTCAACAGTTTCAAATGCTGATTGGCCTCGGCAATCCGTGCCTTTTCATTCGTCGGCGGGCCATTACCAACTAAATACGCAGACCATGCTCTCCACCAATTCGCGCCGGTATTCGTCAGGATCGCGCTGAAGTCTGTCTGCAAATCAGTCAGTGCCGAATCCCATTCTGTGCCAGCAGCCGATGGCATGGAATTGCTGTTGGTTTCATAGACATCTTGAAGCGTCGTCATGAAAATACCAACTGCCGCACGTGCAGCATCAATGTCGATACGGTCAACTTTCACAACCGCAGAAACCCGCTGAAAAAGGTTTGTGTAAACTCCGTCGAGAGGGTCTCCAAGATCATCATGGACTTCTAACACAGTCCCGTCCGGGGCCAATCTTACATCACCAGTAACCGCCGTCGTGCCGATCTGAATCGACGTGTTCGACGCGACAAATGTGTTGAGCCACGAATACAGTGTTTGCACTCTCGTGCGCAAATCGGACGGTATCAACTCGCCCATAGCTTCCTCCTCAGTTCCCAAAATTCCGCCGTCTGGCCCGCCAGAAATTTCCACGCCATCACAGTTGCATTCCGGCGGGCGGGTGCGATAAACGAACGTGTACACGCGATTGCGCGCGTCTGCGCCAAGTACGAAATTCTCAATGCACAGGATTGGCGTGGCTTCACCATCGGCTCGCGTAACGGGCTCGAAAGCAGCCGATTTTTCATCCGCCGCTGGCTCGCCAACCGGCGGCAAAATTTGCGGCACGATGAAGTCGTAATTCGAACCGTCATACGCCACATTCGTGACTGCATCTGCGAGTTCACCGGAAACAGTTCCGCGAACATTCCAAACCTCGGCACCGGTGTATTCCGCCGCAGCACACGTGATCGTCAGGATTTCCGTCGGCGCGGTGTCGCTCACGGAAACAGCCAGTTCGGCATTGCGCACAAACACAGTGCCATCCTGTTGCACTGACTGCACATAGCTCACAGTGCGGACGCTCATTTCAACCGATGCCATGCCGCCGGGCGCGGTGTTTACGGTTACTGGTTCGACAACATCGACCAACGCGCTGGCGTCCGTAACGACGGCATTCAGTAGGCTGTAGAGGGTGGTGATTGTGTTGTACGTGCGAACGGTCATGCCCGATGTCATCGTGACCACGCGCGATCCGGTTACCGTTTTGACGCGCGAACCTTCTTGTACGTCGCGCACTGGTGACGGGCTGAATCGATAAACATACCGACCATCCGAAAATTCTTTGTACTGTCGATACACCTGCGGGTCTGCGCCAAAACTGATGCGCGGTGCGGTCGATGGAATCGTGCCATCGGCATTCAACACAACAGCGCCGAAATTCCACTGGTCACCGACGTATTCGTTGTTGCCTTGAACAAGCGGCTCGATGAGTGCGTAATCGGTACCGGTGCGAACGATGCCGGACTCATTGACCGCAATCACAATCGCATTGCCTCCAGAACCCGATGTTTTTGCGCGAAGCGTGACACCTTGAAACGGCAGGAATGCAAACGTCGTGTCAGTGCCAAGGTCTACTAATGTCGCAGTGAACGTCTGCGCCGCAGTGCCTGCGGTTGCTGCGAGCAACGACAGTTCCGGGTTGCCAACACCGGTGAATGTTGGTGCGCTGACTGTCGGTGTCCCGACAATCGTGTTGTTGACGATTTCGATTTCATACGTTGCATCAAACGGCGCTTCGCCGGTCAACGACACAACGCCCCCACCTGTTTTTGTCGCTGACGTTCGCGTTGTGATCGAGTGCGGGGTAGGGGTGTAGTTCGTCGCAGCAGTCAGCAGATTGTCAGCGGGAAACAGATACAGCATTACCGGCGTCTCCGAGTCAGTCGTTCGAGTTCTGATGCCACAAGCCGCGCGATGTCCTCGGCGGCTTTCCGATCATCGCCGAGTTGTTGCATGCGATCAATCCGCAGGTTCACTGCAACACCGGGTTGCGCGGCAACTTGGCCACGTTGATTCGATATGCCGATGCCACCGCGCGATGATCCTGTCTGCCCTGACGCACTCGTGCCTGCGCTCGTTGCGGAAGTCTGTTGGTATGGATCAGCATCATAGACACGTTGATTCTCGGCAATTCGGGTGTCGGCGCTTTGTCGCTCGGCCTCAGCTTGTTTGGCTTTGCGTTCCTGTATCTGCGCCAGCTCACGCTCGAATGCCTGACGCGCCAAATCTTTCGCTTTGTTCGCACTGTCGATTGCGGCGGTGCCAGCGCGTTTCGACAGCTCATCGATGTTTTTGATTCGCCGCTCGTATTCGCGCCGCGCGATCTCCTCTTCGTTGCCCGAATCCCGCAATGCCTGTTCTTCGAGCTGATCGCCGATGCTCGCAATTTCGGCAGCCGCAGCGCGTGCATCCGCAGACAGTTGTTTAGTTTTTTGTCGTGCGGCGTCAATCGCGCCCTGCAAATTCGAAAGCGTTTGTTTGTCGAGTAAATCAAACCCACCGATGCCTTGATCAATCGCCGACTGTAAGCCATCCAGCGATTGTTCTGACTGTAAAAACGAACTGGTAACAGTGTCGCCAGCAACCGCGCCTGTTTCAGCATACTCACGCCATTTTGCAATGGCCTGATTCGCGCCAGAAACTTGATTGTCGAACGCCTGTTGCGTTCCGATGTCCGCGCGTTCAATCGCTCTACCGTACGATTCAAGGCCCGTACTCGCGGCATTCGCAGCGTCGAGTTGTGCGACGAAAAACTTGCGGGCGTTTTCGCTCAACGAGCCATATTTTGAGTTCAGTCCAGCAACGATTCCGGACAGCGATGCCGTGCCTTCTGCCGCAGTAGATGCAGATTGTTCGGCTGCCTCACCCGTCTCACGAATGCTGGTTGCGGCATCACTGGCCGATGATGATGCATCGTCGAATGCAGCGGCGCCTTTGTTGCCTGCCGATGCGAGTTGATCGCCAGTTTTTGCAGCCTCGTTTGCGGTCGCCGTCAATGAATCGCGTAATGCGTTGGCTTGATTGACCAGACCAGCTACAGATTCAGACGACTGTCCACCCGCAATAGCAGCGCCAATCTGTTGTTCCAATGCCAACAGTTTTGCCTTGGCATCGGCAATTTTGTCTGTACCCTCGGCGGCAGCAGTGGTCGCAGCACGCAGCGCCTCCGAGTGTTTTTTCTGTGCCTCGGCTGCGGCCTCATTTCTGTCTGCAAGCTCTTGCGTAACGCCCGCGAGCGATGTTGCGTTGCCCTCGAATTGAATCATCGAATCAGCGGCGCGCGATGTTTCTGACGCGGTTGCGCTAGTTTCGGCAGCGAGGTCTCCGAGCCCAGACTCAAGGCGCTGCGCCGCGACGCCTGCCTGCTCAAACGCATTTCTGGCGATGTCATCCATCACCACTTTCAAATCTGCCGCTGCGTCGTTCACTGCCGCCAGCGGCGTCAGCAGCGCTGATTGTGCAGATGCAATTGATCCGATGGCAGCAGAAACAACACCTTTCAAAATGTTGTAAGCGGCGGCGATTGCTTCTGTTGTTTTGCTGATCGCGAGAGCGGCAAATTCTGCGCTATTTGCGAAAGCGGAAAGGTTTTCGTTGGCCGAGTCCGCGAACGATTGCAGATTGTTGAGCGCAGCCGTGAAGTCAACTTCGGCGATGAAATTCTTGACGAATTCAAGCCCTTCTGCGAAGGCGATCCGGAACGACTCCCGCAGTTTTTCGAAAGCCTCGGACTCAGCAAATATCAGGATCTGATCGCGCGCCGATTCAAGCGATTCGCGAAGCGGTTCAAGAACTGGGTCGAAAAATTCATCGCTTGTGTTTTTCAGCGTTTCACGCAATTTTTCCCACGCTCCTCCGAGCGTAGTGTTGATTTTTTCAGCCGCAGACGCAGCAGCGCCTTCGCTGGATTTCAACTGCCCTTCGAGGGCCGTCAGCGCACCACCGCCTTCGCTCAACAACGCCTTGAGCGCCGCTGTTGATTTCGCACCAAGGGCCTGAATTGCCGCCTCAGTTTGTGGCGTTTTTGTGCCGAGTGATTCGACGACTGTTGTGAAGTCCCTCGACGAAATTCCGGCATCTGTAAGTGCCTTCGAAAATTTCGAAGTCGGGTCTGCGAGCGCATCAAAAATGCCACGCAATGCACCACCAGCAAGGCCACCTTCAATGCCGTTTTTTGCCAGTAGCCCGAGCGCCGCAGCAGTCGTATCGAAATCAACCCCGGCTTGTCGTGCAGCGGGGCCAGCTTGTGCCAGCCCGTCCGTAATTTCGCGGAATCCAGTGCCCGATTCCGCTGCCGTTTTCGACAACGCATCAATGACCGGCGTCATCTGCGATGCAGACAACCCGAACTGATCCAGAACATCGGCACCGCGTCGTGCGGTTTCCGAAACGTCGAGGTTGGCGACTTTCGCCGCGGCCATAACCGGCAACAGGGCATCAATCGATTCCGTTGCCGTCAATCCGGATCGTCCAAGCGCCTCCAAACCTTGAGCTGCAACAACCGCAGACTGGCCAGTTTCATTGCTGGCATCACGCGCTGCATCACGCATCAATTCGAGCTGTTCGGCAGTGTCCCCAGCAGCCACACCAGCAGCCATGACGGCCTGTTCCAGCGACGCCGCACCGGTAATCCCGCTGGCGATCCCTGCGCCCGCGCCGACAAGCGCGAGTGCAGCGGTGGCCAGCCCTGCGGTTACCGCGACCTTGCCGAGCTTCGCATCAACCTCGCCAATGCCCTTGCTGATCTTGCCCAGACCGGCAGATACGCCGTCCTTCAGCGAGAACTTGAGTTCGACATTCGACTTAGCCACGGAATGCGACCTCAGTGAGACGGATAATTTCGGTTGAAAGTTTGTTCAGCGCGAAGGTGCCAACGCGCTCTTGTAATGCCGGGTTGTTCAGCATGTCGGCGACGCTCGGGCCGAAAAGGCTTTTGATCGGAAGCCTCCCGACTTGCCCGTTTCCGGTGCGCGCACGCATGAAGATTCGTTTCTTCGCGCCGCCGCCGCCGAAGTTGCCCGCCGTCACCTTGAACGCGGTCGGCAAACGCTGCGCGCCCGATCCTTTCTTGACGGTCGCAGTCACACCGTTGCGCTTGCTCGCCGTGTGCCGGTATTCCTGCAACTGGATCGGCTCACGCAATCCGGTGATGGTGAAAAACAGACCGTTGGTGTCCACCTTCGACACACGCGTGTTCTTGCCAACGCGCTGCTTGCCTGCCGTGTAGGCGTCGGCAGTGGCCTTGGTGGTTTCGGTGCGCGTCGATCGCTGCGTTGACGACAGCGCCCGCCCCATGTCCCGTTTACTGTTCTTCGATACGCTTTCCAGCTTCGCCCGCAATTGCGTAAGCTGGCGCGAGTCGATGACGATCACGCTTTAATCGGCCTTCGTCACAGCAGACAGCGCGGTGCCGAACTTGTCGCCAGCCGCGGCGAATCCTTCCAACTGCGCGCGGTTCGCCTCGACAATCTTCGGGATCAGATCAGCAGCCGTCGCCAGGAACGTCGGCAGGTTCATCGCCGCAAAGTTCGGACGCTGCGACGGGATGGCGGCATCAAGTCGTGCTGCCATCTTGCCGAACGCAGCAGCCATTCGCGGCAATGCTTCGGAAGGGTCGGCAACATCAGACGCCGCCTTGATTTCGAGATAGCTTTCAGCCAGTGCGCCGATAGCCGCCACTGACAGTTCGTATTTGGGTTTCATGGGGGTTCCAAAGAAAGCCCCGGCGCGGGTACGCCGGGGAATAGGCCGCAGCCTCAGAGTGTTTAGACGCGACGACCGGCGATGTAGACCTGTGCCGTGTCGCTGTTTTGCGTGCTGATACCGACCGCGAACGTCATCGTTCCGAGCGAATCCTCGGTGATGAACGGCAGCGCACCGCTCGGGGCGATGGATGCCAGCGGGATGCGCAAATCGCGGTTGTCGCCGTTGGCGTTGTCAGCCACGAAGAAGACTTCCGCGTCGATCGCGCCAGACGTGCCCGAGGTGACTAGGTCACGCGCGCCTGCGGTCGGGGTGTAATCGACATGGATCGTCTGACTGTCCGTGATCGCGCCTGCCGTGATGATGAATATCATGCCGGACGCCGCGTCGAGAGCGTAATCGGTGTTCAGGACGTAGGTCGTGGAGCCAGCGACGTTGGTCACGACAACCGATGTCACGTCACGGATGCCGACCTTGTTCGTGCTGACCTGTCCGAGCTGGTAGTGATAGCCCTTCTGGACAATGATCGCTTCGTTCGTGACCGGCGTTGCCACCTGCGTCAGCGTCGAATTCGTGCCGCCCAAAAACAGCGCCAAATTGGCCGCCTGAATGTCGTCGCAGGTGATGCTCGCGTTGAACGCGACCGACTTGGTGACGGTCAAGTCTTTCGTCTGAATGCCCGACGTGCTCGAAAAGTGCTCGAAGACTTCGGACTCGACTTCAAGCTCGAATCCCGGACAGTTGCCGATGTAGCGCCGATCAGCGCGGGACGTGTCGTCACTGTAGACGCCGATGAACAAGCGCCCGCGACCGAACACGTAGTTTTGGGTGTGGGTATTGAGGGGAAGTGCCATGGTATTTCTCCAAAAAAAAAGCCCCTATGCGGGGCGGTCGGGGCTTTCTCGGGGTGAAAAAAAATCCCCTTGCGGGGCTTCGATTACTTCTTGAATGGCTTGAATGGGTCAGGCTTCTGCGGCTTGTCAGATCCAGCGCCGAGCCGCGTGAGCTTGTCGATATCCATCGCGCTCAACAGGGCCTTGTCACCGGCCACATACGGGACGCCGGAATGAATCCATGGCTTGTTGAAAATGAATTCGATCAGATCACTTGAGCGCATCGGGGTCTCCAAACTTTTCGGTGTAGGTGACGGAAAAACGGACGCGGACGCCTTCGCCGTTTCCGCCGTCGTCACGGGTAAATGGTTCGCTGCCGAGATACCCGACAGGGGCGATGTCCAGCCCGCCTTCACGCAGGCAAAGGCCCGTCAGAATCGCGCGCTTGATATCGGCTTTCAGCTTCGCCTGAACCGTGCCGGTACTGGTCTGCGCAGCGGCCACGTAGCCCTCGACATTGACGATCAAGGTCGTGAGCATCTTCGTGGAGCCCCCTGTTGGCGTGACTTGCGTACCGTTCGGGCCTGCCGCGAGCGAAGTTTCCTCTCCTTCGCGAATCACGACGCACGGCAAGGCTTCCTCGGCATCAACGACAGATCCGCCGATCAGCACATTCTCGCCAGCATTGGTGTTGAACCCATCGGCGACAAGGATCGTGTAGAGCCGTGTCCTAATCGCGTACAAAATGCGCAGGGCAATCGGGTCTGCCATGTCAGTTCGCCACGACCAAACACACCGCGCGGGATTCATCGATGTTCAATATCTGATCGACCTTGAACGTCTCGGCACCCAGCGCGAAGATCGCGCCCTTTTTCGGGCGGGTCAGGATTTCAGCCATCAACGCCGTGATTGTTACTTGATCAGTCAATATCTGCGTGTCGAAACCAGATAACTGAACACCGCGATCAACGTACACCTCGCACACGGTCGGGCTTCCGCCGATGTTCGTGTAGATAGCGGAGTCAGTGAGCCCGGCACCGGACAATGCCGAACGAATATCGGCATCCAATGCGCGCAGGGTTGCGGACTGTGTCATTTCTGGTGCGCAGCCAGGATGGAATAGCTGCCGCCACTGGCGTTCGCCACGAGCCGGACGCCGGTAATCGGCCCGGCGATGGACGCGGCGTTACTCGTCAGCGTCAGCACCGACCACAGCGAACTCGCACCGGCAGCGCCGGCTGAATTGGTGACGCTCACGGCAACATTCGTGCTGTTGTCAACGAAGATGCTGACAAGCTGCGCGGCTGAAGCCAAGGTGACATAGAGGGTTTCCGAGACGCCCAGCGTTCCGGCTTTCTGGTGATTCGTTTGCATGATCGCTCCGGTTCAGACGATGGCCGCCAAACGGCGGCCATCGTGGTTGATTACGTCAGCGTAGCATTGCCGGGCGTCAGTTTGATCGTGCATGTGGTTTCAGCATTCGCGCCAGCTACCCACGCGACAACTGCACCCATAATGTCTCCGGACGCTGGAGTGGCGGCGGCATCGTCGAATTTCCCTGCACTGGTATCCCAAAGCAACTTCTCGCCGACAGCGAAAACCGCAGCAGAAACTTTTGGCACACCCGAAAAAACACCATCGACAGCAACCGGCCCGGTGCCGGTGGTTGCTGCAATATCTGCCAGCGCGATACCGATCATGTGCGACATCACGACAACCGAACCGGACGTGATTGCAGCCCCGGTGTTGGTGTAGGTGATGATGTTTCCGTCTTGAACTTTCTTGATGGTCATTGCCTATTCCTCGATTCAGATATGAAAAAGCCCGCACTAGGCGGGCTGCGTTTTCAGCTTGTTGGTTGCGCTTATGCGCCGACGTTCTTGAAGCCGGTACGCCAGTCAGTCGCAGCAACACCGAAGTCGAGTCGCACCTTCATGCGCATTTCGTCGGTCATGAACTGCACTTCTTCCTCGATGTACGGCGTCTGTTGTCCGTTGAGGAACGCCACTTCGATGCACGGCGTGCCCTTGTCGGCGAACAGATACCAGGCAGTTGCGTTGGTCAGGTTCGGCGCGGCGATCAGTTCGAGTCCCAGCGAAGCGGCATAGTTGCGCTTTGCCGAGTTGCTCGATGCGATGTCGGTCGGGCTGTTGAGGACTTCCCACGCGATCTGTTTTTTGCCGTACGGAACCACGAGGAAGCGCGGACGCAAGCCGAGGACGGTGTTGAGCCCGCCGTCTTTCTGCGCGGCGATTGCCGCTTCGCCGATGGCGAGAGACGACACAGTGACAGCGGCGTTCGCGCTCGCCTGATTGGCGTGACCGCCAGCCGTGGTGACTGCGGTTGCGTTGAACAGCGTGCCGGTATCGACCAGCGCGGCATTGGCTTCAACGTAGGCATACACTGCCTTGTCCACACCGTTTGCAGCGGCCCAGCCAAGCGCCGATGCCAAGCGCAGAAATGCGCCGAGATCGTCGTTGATGACCATTTCGCGGGACAGGCCGATGTAGCGGCCCTTGGTCGATGCCTGGATCAGTTCGCGGTATTCGCCCATCGTGCCCTGCGTGTACTCCGCGCCCTCAGCCTTAGTCGCCAAGTCGGAGAATGCCGACAGGGAAACGATCGATTGTTGCTTGAAGTCGGACACGGACATCGTGGGCGCCCACTGTTGCCACGTCGTCGGCGCGTTGGCGTAGGTTGCGTGGAGGATCTTCGACGCCGTGTTGGCGAGCAACAGCGGGAAGTCCGATCCGGTATGCGATGCAAAGAGCTTTGCAGCCAGCGCCGAACCGTCGAGACGATCAGCGCCGGCCACGTTCGCATTGCGAAGAGCTGCGCGGATCAACTGCTTGAGCCCCATGCCGGCGAACTCGTTGTTGCGCTCCAGCTTCTCGCCGCCCTTGCTGGCTTCGAGACGCGACAGAATCGCATTCGCTGCGCCGGCAATGAACTTGTCGCGCTGGTCGAGCACGTTTTCAGCGCGCTGGCCTGCGGTCGGGGTGGCGTCCTTGGCAAGCGCGGCCAACAGGCGCTTGCCGGCGTCGGTCGCGGTCACGGTTTGTGCAGTGATGCACTCGTCAAGCAACGCGCGGTGCGTCTCGGCATGTCCGCCGAACGTGTCGCGAATTTCCTTGACTCGGTTGGCCTCAGCTTGGAGCGCGTCAACGCGCGCAGCAGCCTTGGCAGCTTCAATCTGTTCAGGGGTCATAGCATCTTCCTTTTGTGGGATGCCGGACGGTGCCGGCAGGGTGTTCGCCAAGGCTGGCGAATGGGGAGCGCGAACTTGCGCGCTGAATTGGGCGAACATGCGACGGTGTGCAGATGCCTTGGCGTCTGCGTCCTCCGTCTCGGTGTTGACTGATCGGGTTGCGAAGCCTGCGGCGATGTCTTCATCGGCGGTAAACCACGAGTCCGAGCGCATCAAGGCCTCGATATCGGCGCGGTCGGTCACCTTGTTGAAAGACGCGTAGGCGTCCACCAGTCCAACCTTCACCTTGTCCAGCACGTCAGCTTGCTCGCGAATGTTCTGCGCGTTGCCGACGGCAATCGTCCAGGGGTCGTGAATCATCATCATCGAGCCAAGGCCCATGATGATTTCGTCGCCGGCCATCGCGATCACGGACGCGATCGATGCAGCAAGGCCGTCGATGTGAACGATCTTGCGGGCCTTGTGCGCGCGAAGCTCGTTGTAGATCGTGAAGCCGTCAAAGACTTCGCCGCCGGGGGAATTGATGCGCACGGTGATTTCGTCAACTTCGCCAAGCGCCGCAATTTCGTCGCGGAACTTCTTGGCGGTCACGCCGTTGCCATACCAGTCCTCGCCGATCTGTTCGTAGACAAGCACCTCTGCGGCGCGGTTGGCTTTCGCCAGCACCTTGATCGTCATGTGTTGCTCCTATTACTCGCCGTCTGGCGGTGGTGGTGCGGCGATAGGCACCGGCACGTCTTCTCTTTGAACGCCAAGCGCGGCGGCTTCGTCCTGGTCGCGCTTGATTTCTTGCAATACCTGCGTCGGGTTCTGGCCGCGCTCGCGGATGATCGTGCTGCGCGACTTGTAGAGACGCTTCTCTGCCAACTCGTTCGCGGTCATTTCCTTGACCGGATCAATCCACGGCATCGGAGGTGGCGCGTGCGTCACGTCATAGCGGGATTCTTGATCGACGCCAGCCGGGAACTTGACGAGCCCGGCCATCACAGCGGCATCCACAAACGCATCCCAAACTGGTTCGCAGAATCGATGAATGAACGTGCTCGACAGCGTGCCGTAGTGGCCGTACTGCTCGACCAGTTCTTGCCGCTGCGCGCTATAGGTGCCGTTGTAATTCTTGGACAGGGACGAATAGGAAGCGCCAAGGCCAGCCGCCGCACTACGCAACTGCGAGTCCCGGAAAGGAATCAACGCATTGTTCGGACGGTTTGAGTTTATGGAGACGATATCTTCGCCGGGGCGAAGGTCGTCAAAGATCATTCCCGGCGTAAATTCCATCGTGCGCGAGTCTTCGTCGTCATCGGTCGGCGTGTAGTCGTCCGGGTTGCCCTTCTTGACAACAGCCGCCATCGCCGCCGCGACGCGGGCTGCGACGCGCTCTGATTCGTCAATCTCCTTGATGTCATCAAAGCGCGACAGCGTTGGCGCGAACACCGTCACGCCTCGCAACTGGTGAATGCGCTTGACGAACTTCAGATGAAGGACGCGATTGGCCTCGACTCGCTTGGTGTCCGCCGATGTCGTTGTCGGGTCGCCGGGATGGCTTTTGTACAGCCAGTACGCGCGCGGACGCCGCCATGCGTTGACCTCGATACCCTGCGCAATTCCCTTCGCGTCATCGTTCAAGTCGAACGGGAGGAAGTCGGCTTCCAACAGCTCCAGCGAAAACGGCACCTTGGTTCCATGATCCAACTGCGCCACCGGCCCGCTCAACAACTGCGCGAGCATTTCGCCATCACGGAACCACGATCGCGCGGCAAGGCGCTGGCACTCGAAATAGTCGTGCGACTGTGTGACTTCCGGGGTAAAGCGCCAGTCTTCAAACAGCTTGAGCAACTGGTCGTTTACCCCTTTCGCCAAGCTGCCATCCGTGTTCTTGACTTGCGGCTCCGGTCGGATGCCACGGCCAACGGTGTTCGATACGAGAACATCCAACGCGCCAGACGCGATATCTAAATTCTCTTCCATGTGCCGCGCCATGATTCGCAGCTTTTCCGCGCTGCGCTTGGTCTGCGTGTTGGCGCTGCCCTTGTCGGTGCGATTCTTCCGCATCCGCGAGGCCTCGCCAACTTCGTAGAACGCTTTCAGCGCGCGGCTTGCCGACTCGCGTTGCATCGCCCATCGCGGCGACAACGGCGCGATGATGTACCGGTTCAGCCAGTTCATCGGAAGTCAGCCAGACGGACAGAAGGGCCACGCAAGCCAGTCGCGGCGCGGGTCAGCTGCTTGACCTTGCGCTCCCAGAAGTTGATCAGGTCGATGATTTCGCTTGCCGCGCGATAGGTCACTTGACGGTCGGCGTACCGCACAGACAGCGACGCGGATTCAGTCGCCGCCATCAGTGCGTCGAGCTTCGATTGTGCCTGCGCCAAAGTGATCACACTCATCGGTATTTGCTCATCCATCCGCCGCTCGATTGGCGCTTAGGTTTGGGTTGCTTCGCCGGTTCCGGCGTCACTTGTTCAACGGGTCTCGGTGCCGACTTGCGCACTGCGCGCGTCGCCATCGCTTTCAAATTCGGGCGCTTGATCGACAGCGCGGCGAGCGCGTAAACCGTCGTGTCCAACGCTTCATTTCGCGCGCCACTCGGCAACGTCCAAGCCTTATAAGGCTGTCCGAATTTGTACTTAGTCACGGCGCGTTCGGCGCAAAGCTGCTTGAAGTACTCCGCGCCAAACGCATCGGACACCGGGTAGTGCATGTATCCCGGCCCCGGCTCATTGATCTTGAGTCGGGACAGGACGATCAATTCTTTCGCGGTGTCAGTGCCGACGATCCACAATCGAACTTTTGATGTCGTGTTCTTCGTGCCCGCTTTCACAAGCGGTGCACCTGCACCCGCTCTTCCTTTCAACGCGCTTACGATTGCGCGGTTTTTCGCAGCGAACTCATACGCCTGTTTTGTGTAGTGCCCACCGGTATCCAACCCTGCGGCGTACACCGTCAGAACCGTTCCGTCTGATCGCGTAAACGTGCGCGCAAGCTGATCCGCTACGCGCTGCCAGACATCCGCGCGTCCGGGGTCGCCCGCCATTACGACGTAATCCACGCCCCAGGATTCTTCGCCGAACCCGAACCCGGTGAAGCCGATTTCGATGCGGTCGTCCTGTACGTCGATGCCAGCGACAACGACAACAACTTCATCCGGCAACGTGTCCGGCGTGTAGTGTTCTCGCCGCAAAATCAACGAATCTGGGTCTGCTTTTTCTCCTTCTCGATCCTCCCAAACCTCGCCAAGCGACGTGTTTACAAACGTCTTGAGTGTGTCGGCAGAACCCTTCGCCGCGATGAACGCAGCCGCGATTTCCGACAATCGACGCCACGGCGAATAAAGCTCGGACAGGTGAAACCCGGCAACCTTGCGGCCCGGATGTTCAGCAATCCACGCGCCGCCGCGAAGGGCTTGCATGCGTTCGCCTTCCGTCCAAATGGCCGCACAGTGTTCGCAGGCGTACCCAGCGGACTCAGTGTTGCCGTCCGGCCAAGTCACTTGTGACCACTTCAACCACTGCCGTTTTCCGCAATGCGGACACGGCACATGGAACCGCCGCATGTCGGACTGCAACCATGCGCGATAAATGCGCGACGTGGATTCGTCAGTCGGCGTAGAACACAGGAAGATGCGCCGATTGTGGAACGTCTTGGTGCGCGCCTTACCCAGCTCGAACGGGTCGCCTTCACTCCCCGCGCTAGCCGGATACCTATCGACCTCATCGAACAGCGCCACCCGGATCGGTCGCGACGCCAACGATGCCGGCGAGTTTGATCCGGCGATCGTCAAGTGTCCGCCTGCGAAGATCTTGTGCAGGATCGTGTTACCTGAATTGCGCGCCTTCGGATCGGCGATCTTGCCGCGCAACCTGGGCGTGTCTCGCACCATCGGCGCTAGCCGATCCTTGGAGAACGACTCTCCGATTTCGAGCGTCGGTTGAACGATCAGGATGGGGCTAGGGTCTTGGTCGATGTAGTAACCAATGACCGCTTTCAGGATCAGCGTCTTGCCGACCTGTGCCGACGCCATCAATACCGTTTGCTCAATCGTCGGATCAGACAGCGCATCCATGATGCCGGCCTGATACGGCGCGCGGTCACTTCGGTACTGCCCCGGCTCCGCGCTGTCCTCCGCGCTTAGTTGCAGGTGCGCGTTTGCCCACTGGGTGATTGTCAGCTTGGACGGTGGCCGAGCTTGCGCCGTTGTCGTTGTCGTGACTCTGCGCGTCCAATCGCTTTCGGATTTCGTCGGGGAAAGCATCGCCTGCAATCTCTGCCAAGGCTTCAAACACGACGCCTTGAATCAAGTCCTGAACCCGGTTCAGTGAATCCGGCCCCGACACCTGCGGGGCGATCTTGCTCGGCAGTCCGACGAGCTTTGCCCGCATCGCGGACACCATCGCCTGCCAGTGCTGTTCAACGATTGCGCCGCGCACCAAGTCGGCACGCAGTTCGGCAACTTCTAATTCGGTTTTGTCAGCCTGGGCCTTCGTCAATCGCGCCCGCTCGGCTTCGTAGTCGTAAGCCTTGCCGTCATTGGCAACGCCTAGTTCGGACATCAGCCGAGCGCGTATCCACTTGCCAAATTCCGTCGCCGGATAGGTGCCGTCAGACCCGCGTGGCGGTGCCGCGTCTTCACTCTCAAGCTGTCGAAGTCTGCGCGACGTGACGCCCACAATCTCAGCGGCTTGCGCTTGTGTAATGGATTCAGTCACTTGGAAGGAAACCTATAGGCCCTTGGAGCTAGGGGAAAGTTGCGCCTCTTCGACC